TCAACCCACATCGGTAGCATTCCTTACCGACCAGTTCAGTGGCACCGGCTCCCAGACAGCGTACACGCTCTCTGCCGCCCCGGCCAACACTGCGTCGATCCTTGTCGCCGTCTCTGGTGTCTTACAAGACCCCACGACCTACTCAACCAGCGGCCTCACGCTCACCTTCAGCGCAGCCCCACCAAGCGGCACCGGCAACATCTCAGTCAGATACTTAGGCATCCCAGCGTCTAACATCACCACGACAGCGTATAGCACACGCACAGACTTTACAGCAACTGCCGGCCAGACAACATTCACAGTGCCATCGTACACGGTTAACTTCATCCAAGTCTACCGTAACGGCGTACTGTTAGGTAACGCAGACTTCACGGCAACTAGCGGCACCACCGTAGTCTTAGCAACCGGCGCAACGGCTGGTGACTTGGTCACCACTATTAGCTTTTATGTCAGCTCAATCCTTGGCGCCATCCCAGCAACAGCTGGTGCGGTAACTAATGCTTACTTGTTAGATGGTTCTGTGACAGCTGCCAAGATGGCACCTAACGGTGCATGGGCACCTGCGGGAACAGTGTTGCAAGTGGTTAATGTTGCTTATTCAACTGCAATATCCACATCATCTACAAGTTATACAGATACAGGACTAACGGCAACAATAACTCCTAAATTTGCAACCAGTAAAATTCTTGCATTTGTTGATATCACTGGAACTCAAAAAGGTGGCTTAAATGGTGCTCTTGGCTTACAGCTAGTTAGAAATTCAACCTCAATATTACTTTTTGAATCTGTAGCTTTATATACAAGCGGAACAGTTTCTACAAATGCGGTTGGTGCTTGCTCTACAAATTATTTAGATTCTCCAGCCACAACTTCTGCAACAACTTATAAAGTTCAATACAAAGCATTTGAAGGAACTGTATATGTAAATAGTGTGTATAGCGGTTCTCAAACTTCAAGCACAATTACTTTAATGGAGATAGCACAGTGAACTTTAATTTAATTGAAGCATTAAGAAAACTTTATCCACAAGTAATTTCTACAAATGGCGATGTTGCTTACGATGTAGATGGCAATGAGGTAGATTATGACCTAGCAGCCGTACAGGCACAAGCACAAGCTGATGAAGAAGCCAAACAAACAATAAAAGATTCAGCCACAGCAAAGCTCAAAAAACTCGGTCTAACTGATGACGAAATCAGTGCATTGAAAGGCACCCTATGACACAAGCAGCAATATTAGCCGCATCAGGCTCCCCCGGCACCACGACAGGCTTCAAGAATAAAATCATCAATGGCAATATGACTATTGATCAACGTAACGGTGGTGCAGCTCAAAATGCCATTGCATCAGGCACTTTTATGGTTGATAGATGGACCTATTATGCCTCGCAGGCTTCTAAGTTTAACGCACAACAAAATCAAGGTGCCATAACACCACCTCCGGGTTTTATAAATTATCAAGGGTTTACAGTAGCTTCTGCAGCCACGGTCGGCGCTGCTGATTATTTTTTTATGAACCAAATAATTGAAGGGTTCAATAGTGCAGATTTGGGTTGGGGTACAGCAAATGCTAAAACAGTAACTATTTCTGCTTGGGTTTATTCTAGTTTAACAGGAACTTTTGGTGGTGCATTTAGAAATAATGCAACCAATTATTCTTGCGCATTCTCTTACAACATTCCAGTAGCAAATACATGGACACAGGTTTCGGCAACAATTTCTGGCCCAACGGCAGGAACTTGGTTGACAAATAACAGTGGTGGAGTTGTTGTAGACTTTAGTTTAGGAACAGGTTCCAACCGCCTTGGTACAGCTGGTGTATGGAACGCTTCAGAATACCTCGCCCCCACTGGAGCGGTTAACGTAGTTGCTACCGCCGGAGCCACCTTCTACATCACAGGCGTACAGTTTGAGGTTGGCACCACAGCAACAAACTTCGACTTCCGTTCTTATGGTACTGAATTGAGCCTTTGCCAACGCTATTATCAAAAAACTGATTCGTTAGGTTTAGGCACTACACCAAGTTCAACCGCTGTCTATATGGTTTTTCAATTCGTTGTCACTATGCGAACTGCACCAACCGCTTCTGTTGCTGGAACAACTTGGTCGTTGACTGATGGATATGCGTCAGACCAAACTGCAACTAGCCCAACCATAGGTTCAGTAGATACTGCATCAATATATTCAATTAGATTGCAATTAGGTGGTTTTAGCGGTTTAACTGTTGGTCGAGTATATTTTTGGCGACCTGTTTCAACAAGTTTACTTGGTTTATCTGCGGAGTTATAAATGTATAAATTATGTCCTTTAAACTTTAGCGGTCAGCAAACTAGCGTAATTCGCACTAGCGATGGTGCTTGCATACCTTTTGCACCAGACAACACAGACTACCAACAATACCTCAAATGGGTCGAGGAAGGCAACACACCACTACCCGCAGATGAAGGAGCAGCATAATGGCGTTAACACAAGTACAACCCGGAGTGGGCGGTACAGGCTTGACAGCTTTAGGTCCAGCCTTTAATGCTAACGCAACCACAACACAGTCAATTGCAAGCGGAACATATACAAAAGTTACCCTTGGTACAGAAGTATTTGATACTAACAATAACTTTGCGTCTAGCACTTTTACGCCAACTGTCGCTGGATATTACATTATTACTGGAAGCGTAATAATTCAAAGTGCTGCTTCAGCTGTTCTTGTACAAATATACAAAAATGGTTCTGCCGTTGCACAAGGAACATCATACCCAGCCGCTGGACAAATTAGTGCAACTGCAACAATTTCATCCGTTATTTATTGTAACGGCTCAACTGATTACATTGATTTATATGCTTATCAAGGAACAGCAGGGTCATTAACAATTGGAAGCGGGTACTCAACTCAAATGACTGGCTGTTTATTAAGGGCTGCATAATGTACGATAAACTAATAAAACTATATCCACAACTAGCAAACTTTGATTTTTCTATTGGTGTAATTACGCTTCAAGATGACGGCAAAGGCGCATACATCAAAGAATGGAATCACCCTACACTAGCCCGACCTACAGAAGACCAGTTGAAATGAGCGAATTTATTGACAAAAACGAGGCGGCCCTGTCTGCCCACGAGCAAATCTGTGAGATCCGCTATGAGTCCATCTGCGCCAGACTAAAACGTCTGGAGCAAATCCTCGTTGGTTCAGCTGGCTTTATCATCATCACCCTAATCACCATCGTACTTAAAATACACTGATGAATAATGGCAGACCCATTCGGAATAACAGAGGGCGCCAAGACCCTTGCAGCGAGCTTAGACTCAGCCCGTGAGGGATCACAACAACTAAGCAAGTCGATTGCGGACGTACAACAAGAAGCCGTCGACCTTGCAAACCAAAGAGCCAGAGAGCGCAAACGTGCTGTCAGAGAAGCAGAGTTCAAAAAAGAACACGCACTCATCAAGGCTTTAGAGCAGTGGAACCACAAGAAGCAAATCTCTGACCAAGAGGCCAAGCTCAAGATTGACTTTGTTAAAAAACATGGGGCCAAAGAGTGGGACGCTCTTTTGAAAATTAAATTGGATATAGAAGAAATTGAACGAAAGAATAACGCAGAATTTCAACATGACCTTAAAGCGGTTAGAAGGGTGCAGCTCTACTGTTTTGCACTTGCTGCGGTCATTGCGTGGTATTGTACTTGGGGTTATAAGGGATAAATGATATGGAATGGCTTAAACAAATTGCACCTACTATTGCTACTTGCCTTGGTGGCCCCCTTGCTGGTCTTGCTGTTACTGCTATCTCTAAAGCTCTGGGAGTGGATGAGGACAAGGTTCAAGACACCATCAACCAAGGCAAACTTAGCGCCGACCAAATCGTCTGCATCAAGCAAGCAGAAATCGAGCTGGAAAAAAGCGCCCAAGAGCTAGGCTTAAACTTTGAGCAACTAGCCGTTCAAGACCGTGCCTCTGCCCGTGACCTGCAAAAAGAAACAAAATCAATCGTACCCCCAATCCTATCTGTCTTAGTGACAGTCGGGTTCTTTGGGATTTTAATTGGGCTCATGTCTGGACAGATCCACACATCAGATGCCCTCATGCTCATGCTCGGTTCTTTGGGAACCGCATGGACGGGAATTATAGCGTTTTACTTTGGCTCCTCGGCAAGCAGCCAAGCCAAGGATGCGATGATACACAACTCAACGCCACTCAAGTAATTCCCCAATTTTGCATTATTATAGTGCAAGAATAAGGAGTAAAAATGAAACAAAAGATAGTAGCAATACTATTGTGGTTGGCGGGAAGTATCGCAGCCGTCCACTTTACAAACCAATACACCCACATTGAAGAAAACATTATGGCAATTGCACAATCCACTCTAGCCTTTATTACCAAAGAAGAAGGTGCCCGTAATAAGGCATACAAGGACTCCAAGGGGCTTTGGACGATTGGCGTGGGCCATTTGATCAAACCAGACGAGCAGCACCTTATCACAGCTACCCTGACAGACGAACAGGTAGAAGAGCTCCTCAGGAGCGATTTAAAGTGGTGTAGCGAGGCCGTAGAGAGCTCGGTGAAGGTACCCCTTAGCCAGAGTCAATTTGACGCCTTATACAGCCTCTGCTTCAATATTGGAGAGGGTGCATTTCGCAAGTCGACCGTGGTTCGCAAGATTAACGAAAACGACCTCCAAGGGGCAGCTGACGCCATTCTGATGTGGAACAAGCCAGAAGTATTAGTAAACCGCCGCAAACGTGAAAGAGCGCTGTTTTTAGGGGCGTAAAACCCCGTTTTTGTGCATTATTATAAATAGAACAACTAACCTT